CGGATTACTTTCCAAGGTTCCACGCCTAGCACATGACCAACCAAATCGTCCTCGTGCAACCGTTGCATTATTAAAATGATGCAACCGTCCTTCTTGTTGTTGAGCCGGCTGTACAGTGTGTGATCAAACCAGTCATTTGCTGCCTTCCGCTGCGTTTCGGAGAGAGCCTCGTCGGGTTTCAATGGATCATCGATGATGATGATGTCAGCGCCCCTGCCCGTCAGCACCCCGCCGACGGATGTTGATAGACGAAACCCCTGCTGGGTGGTCACGAACTCCTGCACAGCTTGACGCTGGGGCGACAGGCGAGTTGGAAATACGTCCCGATAGAAGGAACTAGCAAAGAGAGCCCGACAATCACTCGAGAGCTTGTTGGCCAAATCCTGAGCATAGCTCGCCACGATTATCTGAGAACTCGGATCGTGACCCAGCAGCCACGCGGGAAAAGCGATCGACGCACAGTGAGATTTGAGAGAACGGGGCGGAACGTTGATGATTAGCCGCTGAGTTTCACCCAGACGGCAAGCCTCAAGTTCCGCCGCAATCACTTCGATATGCCAGTTCGGTAGGAACCTAGTCGCGGGATTAAGTTCATGGAAGCTTCGCTCGATGAATGCAGTGAAATCCGAGCGCAACACTGCACGATATTCAATCGGAGTTAGTTTCATCGCTTGTCTCCCTAAGGGTCTGTTGGAACCGCTTGAGAACATTGTCCATGACCTTCTGATCGGTATCTGAAAACTGCGCCACCGGCTCGACGACGCCGGACCGTTCTTCCGCTGATATGACAAGCTGGCACAGGTAACGTACGGCGTGACCATCTCCCGAAGCGGCCTTGTTGACCAGTTGCGTGATCGCGGCCTGGAGCTTGGTGATCGTCTTTCGACTACCATTCTCGTTGATGACAACTTTTTCGCGCAGCGTCCGTTCTAGCACTGTGGCGAGGTTAAGCGTCCCTGTAGGTCGTCCTCGAGCATTGCCCGATCGGCCTTTCATGAACTGAGTATGTTTGGGCGGCTTACCGTAGCCGATGTCATAGCATTCCTTCTTCGGCTCATTTTTCATGGGTTGCCTCCTGCTCCAACTCAGTAAACGATCGACCGGATTGCTCGTGTACCACTGCTTTCCCCGTAAAGGTCTGCCAGCGGCGAACAATGGTGTCGACATAACAAGGATCAATCTCCATGCCGCAGCAAATTCGCCCGGTCCGCTCGGCCGCGATGATGGTGGTCCCACTGCCTAGAAACGGATCGAGAACAATGTCGTTACGTGAACTGCAATCGAGAATCGCGTCGGCGACCATCGCCGTCGGTTTGATGGTCGGATGAAAATCAGGTAGCCCTTCGTCACCGCTCCGCGCAACCGACTTCACGCGCGGATATTCCCAAACGTTGGTGCGATAACGCCCGTGCTGACCCAACTGGATGTTATTCCGGTGCTTCGCATTGCCGCTTTTAAACACAAATACCAACTCATGCCGACTGCGATACAATGAACCTTGTCCCCCGCTTTCCTTTGCCCAAACGCACAAATTCTTTAGCTCGGAATAGATGTGTCGGGAAGCCGCGAGTATTTCAGGGATGTGTCTCCAATCAAGGCAAACGAAATGAAGCGATCCGTTCTGACTGTTGCTCGCTAAGTTATTGAAGGTCTTAAGAAGAAATTCTGTGAACTCTGCCTCGCTCATCTCACCGGACGCCATGGCGAACTCACGATGATGGACCTTGCCGAATCCGGAAACATAGCCGTCGATTTGGTCGTTGTAAGGAGGATCAGTAAACACGGCTGCGGCACGGCGTCCCTGCATGAGCGTTTGATAGCTCTTCTCATCCAAGGCATCCCCGCAGAGCAAACGGTGCTGGCCGAGTACCCAGATGTCGTCGGGTCTCGTCACTGAAACGCCAGGATCGGCCACGATATCGGCGGGATCTGCGTCGCCGGGAGGCACCGGCGAGGAACCCACTATCATCGTGTCGATTTCAGCCATCTCGAAGCCTGTGACTTCTAGGTTGAACTCGAGTTCGACCTCAGCGAGTGTCTTGAGCTGCTGAGCGAGCAGCCCGTCATTCCATTCCGAGACGAGTGCCAGCCGGTTATCCGCGATCATAAAGGCGCGCGCCTGGGCGTCTGACAGGTGTTCGATTCGGATTGTGGGAACGCGATCAAGCTCGAGAAACCTAGCTGCGGCCAATCGGCCGTGGCCGCCTATCACCTGCATATCCGCGTCGACGAGGATTGGAACGTTAAAGCCGAAGGTTTCAATACTTCGTGCAATTTGCCGAATTTGCTTGTCGCTGTGAATGCGAGGATTCTTCGGATCGGGCCTAAGGGTTGCAATGGATCTGTACTCGATTGCCAGATCTGGTTTGAGCGTGGCCAGCCTTTTTGTTGTTGGCTGGGAATACGCCTCTTCAGTCCTATTTCTCTCGCCTGTTTTTCTTGTTTTCATTTTTCACGTGGCCTCGCGTTCAAGCTACGCGAAAACGACCATACCCGAACAGGCAACAAAAACGATTGCTTTGTCCTACTTTGTTGCCGGACCGCCGAGAGCTGGTACGAAGCGGGGATCTATCTGATTGCGCCAGAAAGGATTATTACGCCTGAAGGCAGCCAAGTTCTTGCGCAGGTGTTCTTCGGTGACTGGTTCCTCGGGCGCATTGCCATCCGCGTCGTACGCAGCATTTACCAAGGTCGCGAGCGTTACATAGCTTACGGGCCGTCTCAATTCTGACTCAAGGTACGAGTGACACTCGCTGAGTATGGAATGAGCCCGGTCGCGACCGTGTCGCTTGGTTGCAAAGGCCGTGTTACAGCGCCCCAATGCCGCGGACAACTCAATTGCGCGATTGCCTAGATACTTCGCTACTCCTTGATCACCTCGATCTGTGTAGAGAGCGATCGCCGCGTTGATTCCCGCAACGGCGATTTCCAGTTTTTTCTTTTGCTCGGCTCCTCTCGCCTTGCGTTGCCAATAAAGCCAAGCAGTCGTTGGCTTATCTATATAGCTTCTAATTTTCACAGCGCACATTTGTGCCAATTTCGTATCGGCCAATATGGCAGAGACAGTTGTGTCTAAGCTCTTGTAGTTCGTGTTGAGTACCGCGATGAAACGATTGTTCCATTCCCTTTGGTTGGCCGTGTCCGTGACCCAGCCGGGTAAACTAGCAACCTTTGCTCGAGCGGTTGGTCGTTCGATCTTGGACAAAGTTTCCTCCAACGCGCTTCTATTTTAACCTACCTCGAGCTACAGACACCGCCGCCTCGTCAACGAGGCTTTTCAATCCTCCTCGAAAGGTGGCCATTATTGGCAATTTTGTTGTTGGCGACGGGCAAAGTTTGCTTGACTCTTTGGCCGTTGGGAGCGGCAATGTGCACGGTCGAGGAGGGCCGAATGGAGTTGAATATTTCCGAACAGATCGTCAGGTTGCCCAGTTTATCGCGTCAGCAACTGCTCGATCTCTGGAGGAAGGTTTACCGCAGAGTGGCTCCCTCGGGAATCCGTAGAGAGTTGATCGTTCCGTTCCTGGCCTACCGAATGCAGGAGAAAATACATGGGGAATCCTCACCATGCAGCCGTGCCGAACTCCGCCGAATTGCAAGAAACCTTGAAAAATCCGGAGGATCGATAGAATCGAGAAGCGGACCCAAAATCAAATTTGGGACTCGTCTCATTCGACAGTGGCGCGGCGAATCGCACGAGGTCGAAGTCAGTAAACTTGGTTTCGAATATCGAGGGACCACTTACCGCAGTCTCTCTGAGATTGCGCGCAAGATCACCGGAACGAGATGGTCGGGCCCAGCCTTTTTTGGGATTAAGCAGAGTCAGACCTCTTCGAGCTCTGAAGAATGACTGACAAACGCGTTCGGTGCGCCATCTATACTCGGAAGTCTTCTGAGGAAGGGCTAGAGCAGTCCTTTAATTCACTTGAAGCTCAGCGAGAGGCCTGCCGCGCCTTTATTCAGAGCCAAAAGCACGAAGGCTGGATCGCGCTCAATGCCCGCTACGACGATGGGGGATTCTCTGGTGGCACTATGGAGCGTCCCGCGCTGAAACAGTTATTGGAAGACATCCTCGGCGGCAAAATCGAAACTGTCGTCGTCTACAAGGTTGATCGCCTCACTCGTTCGCTCTCTGACTTCTCTAAAATCGTCGACGTATTAGATTCGCACGGCGTCAGCTTCGTTGCCGTCACTCAACAGTTCAACACAACGACTTCAATGGGACGCCTCACTCTAAACATCCTGCTGTCTTTCGCCCAGTTCGAACGCGAAGTAACCGGCGAGAGGATCCGCGACAAAGTTGCCGCCTCGAAAAAGAAGGGCATGTGGATGGGAGGCGTCGTCCCCCAAGGCTACGATTGCGTCGACCGCCGCCTCGTCATCAATCGAACGGAAGCAAGAACGGTACGCACCATTTTTCAAGAA